ATCGGGATCGGTGTCCACGTGGATCTCGGGACGCCAGCCAACCTCCGTCTCGCCGCCCCAATTGTACCTGTGCTTCGTGGCAACAATCAAGTCGTCACCCATGGAGAGACACATGAAGCCTAGAGGGTCGGAGTGCTCCCCGAGATAGAGGTCTAGCTGGACATAGGCACCAAGGAGAGAGTTAAACCCGGTGGTGCCGGCCCATCCGGTGGTGACGCGCCACTTGGTCTTCACAGACACGCCGCTGTTAGATCTGGCACGGTAGGTGGCGGCGAAGAACTTGATGGTCTTAATGACTCGATCGGAGAAACCATAGGCGCGGAGAATCTCACAACCATCATCATAATTCTCCTCACCCACGCCCGCATCAAACAGTTTTCGGTCAATGGACACAAAATACTTCATGCCACGGGCACGGGCGTGGTGCATCCAGAATGATAGGTCTTCTGCACAAAGGCCAGAGGCAAAGGTAATTAGTCCTGGGCCACCATCGCCCCACCTATCATCTGAGTTGATGTTGTGCCACTCCTTGTTGACATGGGACAGGGCCAGGAACGAGGGGCCAACACGCGCATTTAGCAAATCGCTGGTGGGCGTTATGGGCCGCGGACCTCGCCACACATCACGCTCAAGATGGGCTGAGCTGTACTTTGCGCCAAATTTCTCGTGTTTGACAAAAAGACCACGACGCACCAGCTCACGACGATACCGCGCCGAAGACATGCCATTGGTGCTCTCCACAGAACGCAAGATCCGCTCCTGGACTGGCTTTGGAAACCTGGCTATCCAGTGCGCGGGATTGGGCTGGATTCTGGGGCGGCCACTAGGGAAGAGAAACCGGAGACAGCGGGTGACTTGAATGTGGCGGGCAGGAAGTAAGGGGACGAGGAGACGAGAAACGGCAGCACAAGCAGCATTAGCGGTGCCTAAAGTGGGTACAACAGGCGGGTCTGAGTAGTCAACCATTCCTATGGCCCGACAGCCCAAGCCTTCTTTCTGAACGCTCTTTTGCGCGTCAATGCTCAGTCCATCGACACCGCGTGTTTTGCGGTAACGCGTGTAAAGGAGTTGGGAAGCGCCGCCCACCGCTCCGGCCCACAGGGGGAGGGCGGAGCATTTCGCGCCGAAGATGTTGAACAAAACATGCATTGCAAAAGCCACAGGAGGTGGAGCCCAAAAAAGTGACATGATCAGAGCAGAACGCCAAGGGACTTCCAAGTGGATGGCAGCTATGAACATACGAGGAACAAAAGGCACAGCTACCTCAGCCAACGCTATCAGTAGTTCCTCAACGGCACCTGCACCTATGTCGGGGAGGACGGGAACGATGTCGAGGCTGCAATTGTGGGCAAGGAACGGCCACTGGGCTAGAGGGGGCATCGAAGCGTGCCTGCCTAGGCTACAAGATAGGGCGCCAGCTACAATGTTGTGCTCAGGCAATGGCAAGATGGGTTTCGGCTTCCAGTAGAGATGGAGGCAATACAGCAACACTATTGACAGCAAAAAGACTCGAATGGCAGCCATATAGCTCTTCATGACAGAGATCTTCCACAGCTTGGCGCGGTGGCGGGCACGTCTCACAAATGCCCAACCATGGCGATAAGCCAGTTCACCATTTGGACCGCGCTCGAAGTCATGTCGCATGGGGAATTCAAGGGCTTCGTCGACAGCATCATCAGCGTTGGCACGGGTACGGGCTGCTCGTTCGCAGCTGGCAGCAACTGCGAGAGCAAGGCCCGGGGCCACGCGCGCACGGTCTAGATCAGGCAAAGTCTGCAACCACTGGTAGGCTGTCTGGTACACCAGTTGCCGTTGCATCTCATTGCCAACAGTAGCGGCCGCACGCAGATCAGTCTCAAGGATAAGATCATGTGGAATGACCACGGGTATGTCCTTAGAAGCTGGCAGTTGTGGGTTAGGATACCACAAGATAGCTGGGGCCACTGGGGAGTCCATGACCTTACCGATGGAGGTGTACTGGGAGACGGTGCGGAGGAACCCGGGACCCAGCAAAGTGTTTGGCAGGCAGTCTGGCCCATCATCGGGATCCACGTGGGGCGAACGCGTGAAGCAATACACAGCGCTATGTTCGAACGCTCTAACTACCGTCCAGGTAAGCCCAGAGCGTCCCTTGATGCACATACGGAACTGTCGCAACCAAGCAACGTCCTTCTGTACGTAACAAGGCTGATCAGCGAGGTACATGCGGGCAGTGCCGTTCCTATCCACAAAGTAGGTAGCCTCGCCGTCATGAACGGTGCCAATACCGTCGAAAACGTGGAACACAGCGAACACCATGCCCATTTTACAACGGCCGGCCAAGTCGTAAACATCCTCAGGAGTGAGACCGTAGACGTGGGTCATGACAGCATACTCAGGACGGATGCATTTGCATTCCTGCACTCGGTGAGAGCAGACCGTAGTGTTTCCAGTTGGCTCACGTGGGCGTTGTTCGTCCAAGCAATCTACTATGGGATTGCACCGGTGCATGGCACCCATTTTGTCGTCTCGATGGCTTCCGCCGACGGCAAGCACCTTCGAGCCCTTTGGGATGAGACGATACATGGCACGCTCTGCCATAACACGCTCGATCAACATCTTGGGATGGGCATGGGAACCTCCGCAAAACTTCAGCCTGGCCCCCAGCTTTGCTCCAAAGTTTGCAACGGACTCTGAGTACGGGCAGGGTAAGCCAATCTCGTCGCCGACAACGAGAGGGAGTGAAGCACCATTGTCCTTGGTGTCGCTCACAATAGGAGAATCAGGCACGATGGCAGGCGCTTCGCTGTGATTCGGTCCGTCGGGGGCAGAGGACGCTGGAGGAGCTGGCGCAACACAGGGGACAGCGATGGCCTGTGGCGCTTGGGGAAAGGGCCCCAAGTGGGGCGGGGGCAAGAGCGCAGGGGGCTCACTGCCAGAGAACGTGCGAGGGGGAATGGGGGGGCCGCGAATCCTCGCCTGTGGTAAAGACACATCAAGTGGAGCTTCAACGACGGCATCGGAGGCTGGCGCGGGCACAGCTGCTTTAGCCTCGGGCGAGGAGAGACTAGCCACTGGCTCCTTCTTCTCCTGGGCTTTGGTCTCTACTGTTACGCCGTGTCGGGCGTTGATGAGGGCAGAGACTTCAATCTTGGCACGGTCAGAAAGGTCTGGCCAAGAGAAGGGGTGCTTTGCATCCTCACACAAGTCATCAGAATCCTCGCGGATTTTGTCAATGCGCACAGCTTTCACACCAAGACTGCGACAAACCGGACAAAAGCGGGGATGGTGGTCACACTTGAAAGCCTGGTGCTGATCGGCGGGCAAGTCCAAGCGGCAGTGTTTGCACGTCCTCAGGGCAGAAGCGCTCAATTGGCGGTCCACCTCCCGGTCAAGCTGACCAGCCTTGGGTTGTCCGCCAGATTTGTTGCGCCCCCCGCCATGTGTGTCGGGGACAAAAGTGGCAATGCTACCGGCAAAATCGGACAACAGCATGCGCGGGTTAAGCGGCTGTCCGCGCATGTGCAGACGTCCACGCTTTCCGGACGAAGCAAGGAGACGCTCAGCATGCTGGACACGCATACCCTCGTCATAGGGCAAATCGCGCAGAATGCCATCTAGGAACTTGATGGTCACACAGCGAGAATCAGGCTGTTTGACCAGAATGGTACTACCACAGTCGTCAAGAAGATCGACCACGGATTCCTTTGTGAGCTCAGAAACGGCATACTGTGTCCACTCCAGTAAGGCCTCAGAGTGGAGGGATGAACGACATTTTATGGACCGAATAAACGGCCCACCGCGGAGGGTGTACATGTGGTACCCCTTCTCCAGAACGTACTTGAAACTCAGGTTGTGCTTGGTAGCGACTGCCCGGGCCTCAACACACTCCTTCACGTCCTCATCTTTGGGCAAGGGCGCGCGGGGAGAAACCTTCTCCTCAGCATGCACTGGCGTCAAAGGTGGGGACAATTCGGCATACCTAGGATGGCAACAAAAGTTGGCACTAACGCGCGGAACCCTGCCTTGTGCAGGGCCCACCACAGGTCGTGGTGGCGCGGGGGGAGGATAGGTCCCCCTGGCGACAGCAGCGGTGTGCCCACTTTGGAACTCCTGAGAGTTCAACCAATCCATGGCATCAACGGTGGAGAACGAGCTCTG